GGACGAAGAAGTTTATAGAACGCGTGATGAACATGTCAAAGCCCAATACGAAGCTTCATCCGAATGGATAAAGCAAGAGGAACGCCGAATGCAGGATGCGGGCAAATCTGAAGCAGAAATCACACAGATGAAGCTTGAGGCGTGGACACGCGTACGTGACCGCTACACGAAGGATAGCGACCTATATAAAAAGGCAGACGAGGAAGTATATAAGGCGCGCAGATCACTCGTTGATAAGACGACGAAGCTTGCAGAGGAATCCGTTAAGAAGCAGAAATCGGCGATCAACGACGCGAAAAAGGCGGAACTCGAAGCGATTGAGGAACGTAAGAAGGCCGCGCTGGCCGATTATGATGCGCGTATTAGGGCGATCGACGACTTGATTGCGAAAGAAGCCGAGTATAATTCTGACGTCGACTGGGAAACGCAATTGGCGGAGAAACAAGCGCGTGCAGACCTTCTTGCATCCGCGGTCGGGCCCGATGGCATTAGAGAACGCGAGGATATACTCAAAGAAATCGAGCGGATGAAGCTAGAGCATGACCGCGAGTTACGCAAGCGCGAACTAGAGTCGCAGAAGGATGCGATCAATGACGAGAAGGACGCGCAGACCAAAGCGTTTGACGACGAAAAGGCGGCAACCGAGCGGAAATACGACGCACTGACGCAGGCGTTCGAGGCGTACAGTGGCGATATCAAATCGATTGAATCCGCGATTGCAGACTTCCGCGTCAAGTCCAACGTTGAAACGAATGCGCAGATTCTTTCCGACCTCGATACTTTCGTGTCGCAGTACAACGCTAAAATGTCCGCGATTCAATCGATTGGTGCCGGAATCAATCCGGATCTTACGGAGTATAACGCCAATAAGGACGCTTGGGATGCGGCAAAAGCCCGCGGCGATAAGTCGGAAATGGCGCGGTTGGCGGCACGAAACGATGAACTACGTAAGAAGTACGGTCTGACGCAGGATACCGGTAAGCTTCCATCCTTCGACGTAGGTGGTCCGGTGCCAGGCTCTCCGGGGCATCCGTTACTCGCGATCGTCCATGGTGGAGAAGCGATATTCAATCAACGCCAGTTGGCGAGTTTATTCGCATTACTTGACGCACCTGTATCTGCGGCTAGGTACGATAGACCGGCAAGTGCGGTGCCGAGTGTCGTAAACCATAACACTTTCGATATGTCCGTTACTGACGTCACTCTCGAAGACAGAGCGGATATTGAGACGATGTATTCCGAACGTGAACGTGTAGCAATAAGACTGCAGTCATCTGGAACGAAGGCATGATAAACAAGGCGCTCCTTATTGGGGCGCTTTTATATTCAAGGAGATGAGTGAATGAGTAAAGAAGTGTACCTCGAATCATATGATAAAAATAGAAAACGCGTTGGCGTCCTCGTTGATGCTTACGATATTCAACGACGTAGACGTCTAAATTCCGATTATATATTGACTTTTTTGGTTCCGATGACGTCCGCCGACTTTCGCGACAAGCTGCAATTAAAGGGTCACGTTAAAGACGAGCGCGGACAATTCTACGTTATCAACTCGCGGCAAAGAGTGCGCGACGGACGCAAGCTGACCGCAGCGGTCTCGTGCTCCCACGTAATGTTTAAGCTCGCTGACTATAAGATTCCGTATGCCTCGTACGTTGCCGAAGCGTACGGAGTCCATATTTCAACGTTGCTAAACGTGATCTCGGCAGCCACCGGCGGTAAGTTTACGTTCAGTGTTGACGATACCTTTGCGCTGCATGACGTCAAAGATTGGGGACGTGGCAATGCGCTCCAGGCGCTTAACGACGTAATCAAGATGTATGAGTGCGAAGTCGATCCGGATAATTTCGTCATTCACCTACGTAAGAAAATCGGCGCCGACAACGGGCTACAATATCGACTCGGCAAGAACGTCCTATCTACGAATTTCAAAGACGATGCCGGCTCACTGGTCACGCGGATGTTCGCGCAGATGAAGGACGGGCGGACGTGGATTGGTCAGTCAGCATCGATATTAGTGGACGAGGAGCGCGCTCTCTTATCGCAGGTGCCGGGCGCCATCGTTGACGGAAAACTCGCGGTAAACTACTTGATATCACCGTATCAGTCAGCGTGGTCCAACGATATCAATCCGTATTTTGACGGCGAGATTATCGAGCAGGATATCGAGGACCCCGTCAAGCTACTCGAAGCTGCGCGGACCGCCCTCCGTAAGAACGAAATTCCAGCGCTAGAGGTTTCGGTGTCGGCGGCGGACTTGTTCAAACTCGATAAGACGGAGCCGCGGCCGGGTCTTGGCGATGTGGTAACGTTGATCGATCCGGAGTTGGGAGCCGATAACGTGAGCGCCCGCATTACGGAAATAACGGAGTATCCATATACGTTCGAAAAGCATGCGCAGGTCACGGTTTCGAACGTCATGATGCGGGATTATACGGACATTATTGCGGACTTGGAGAAATCGAAGAATATCGTCGATAACATTTTCAGTGGCGGAAAAATTCGGACTGACGTTTTCGAGGCGTTTGCCAAGCAGGCTATTACGGATATTACGAATAGTAAGACGGAATTGATCTATCCGGCAGATGGCGGTATATTGGCGCAAGAGAAAACGAATCCCCTCGAACAAGTGCGTCTGACTTCGAAGGGGCTCGGAATTTCTACTGACGGATGGAAAACGGTGCGGTCTGCGGTCACGGCACGCGGAATCTTAGCGGAGACCGTCGTTGGGCAATTCGGTAATTTCGTATCGTTGCTCATCGGGTCCGGTAACGATGTGACGCAGATAAATACGAATGGGATCGCGGCCGGACATGCGGTATTTTCGAGTGCACCGTTCCAGGTTGATATGAAAGGCAACGTTATCGCGAACAAACTAACGGCGAACTACGCGCAGATTAAGAGTTCGAATTTTACCGATGGGGCTATTGTCGGGTCATCGATTAACGTTGGCAGCGGCATGTTCACGGTCGATAGAGACGGTAATATGTACGCTGGAAACGGTAACTTCCGCGGTAATATAACTGGGTCGACGATTACCGGATCATTAATAAGAACGGCAGCGAGCGGACGACGTATCGAACTGGACGACAACGGATTCCGATCGTTTGACTCGAGCAATCGTAATCGAATTCGGATTAATAACGGATCAGATAGCGGAGTGTCGGCGATCAGCTTCTACGGGTCAGACGGCAATATGGCTGGCGAGATTAATACGTACCAGGCTAGCGGGCAATTGACGATATACGGCGACAGGGTCTTTATCGGATCGAATAATACCGGTAATCCGATAATTATGAACGGTGCGACTACGTTTTACGGTGCTGCTCAGTTTAATCAAGGAGTAACTGGATTGAGGTTGCGTGTCGACGATATCGCGGGTCTAGACTTACAGCTTAACGCGATTTGGAGTGCTATAAATTCCAAGGCTGAAACGAACCATACGCATACTGTTACAACGGCTAACCATAACCACGGCAATCCGCAGAACGCAACGAGCGGTGGAGGTACTTATACTACGTCTATAGCCTCTTAAGCTCATTGCACACCTCGTGACGTAGAAGTATAATAGTTACAAAATATGCCACGAGGTGATTTTCATAATGAAGAAGATTAGTTATGCATTGATTGGGTTTATGGCGGGGGCTGTAGTTATGTTCTCGACGTCTGTATTTGCTGACAATATTCAAACGTTAATTGGTAAGAAAGTAAATAAAGAATATCAAATAAAGATAGATAATAACGTTATATCGGACAAGGCTATTGCTATAGACGGTAAGGCATATCTACCTGTTAGACGTATATCTAATGAATTAGGGGCGGGGGTTAATGTGGAAAAATATGTTATTTCTATCACCACAGATGCTGTAAAAGAAGAAACGACCTCTCCGGCTGAAGGCACGTCAAAATATTCAACCGAGAGTGTTACTAGCTTGAACTCGTTGCTCAAAAATACTAAGACAAGACTTCAATTAGATGAGGAAGAAAGAGATATATTTATAGAGAGAATCGAACAGGCTAAAAAAAATAATCTTCAATCAGCCGTAGATGAGGATAGCGAGAAATTAAAAAAGATAAATGAGAGAATTGATACGTTCATAAAAGATATTAAAGAAATCGAAGCAGAACTAGAGTCTCGTAAATAGCACGTTAATCAGCAAATAGGGCCCGTATGGTTACGGGTTCTTTTTGTTGTGCGGAAAATACGATAAAGGGGAGCAACCTATGAAAATTAAACCGTTGCTAGAATGTACTATCGATCTATCCGATCCAATCACGGAACTATCCGCAGTTATCTCGGCAGTAGTCGCCAACCATCCCGATAAACAAGCGGACATTCTTCGCACACTTGACGACGAGATTGGACGCGCGCTTATGGAGATAGCCGTTAGTGAATCACTATCTATTGAATAATAACCGCTAA